CTCGCGAAGAAAATTCCAAGAGCGCAAACGTTTCTACTCCACCTTTCGTCCAAGATTTTTGTGATGATATTACACAAACATTAGGTGATTCAAAAATTTATTGGTCCCCGCAATGTTCTTCTGAATTATCTTACGGTTTATTCGAACAGAATTCAGAAGATTTGTACGGTAATTTTAATCAAATTTTATCACCCGATCATGAATATTTGTGCCAGTGTGGCATTGATATTTGTGATATTCATGAATCTAACCGGAAGAGTGGTTTGTATGATCCTGAAGATTACAATACTTCAGGACATTATGAACCTATCTTTTCTGAACAAGATTTTCCCTTTTATGATTATACTCGTCGTGAATATGTTGTTCGTGGAAATTTTACCACCAATATATTTGGAGATAAAATTTTCCAAAATGATAAATATAATGTTCAATCTCTATATTCCACTTTGAAAACTATTCGAAGTCGTTTTAAAAATTTTGACCAAAAATTTATTGTTAAACTTATCGAAGATGTTATGATTTTTATCATGATGTCTACCGAAGAAGTTAAAGGTCTTGATCGTAAAACTACAGTTCTGAGAGCCGTTACGGTTTTCTTAAAATGTCGTTATAATGATTCGGCCTTTAACATTTGCAAAGATAAAATTTTTCCAATTTTTGCTAAAATTTGGGACACGTATTCTCCACAATCGGGGGATTTTTTCTCCACGTCGCGAGAATTTCTTAATACATACAAAAATGTTTGTACAAGTGAACTTTCTGTTAAATTGTATAAATGTACAATGTACCTATTGAGTATGTCCCTCTTTGAACAAGTTGGCATTTCCATGGATTATCTTGGATATACCAAATTGGAACAAGTTGCTCTGAAAAAGAAATTTTATAAAAAAAGTGATTTTCTTTATGTGATCTCTGATACTGTCCTTTTCATTTTAGAACGAGGTTATCAAGTTTATGTAACTGGAGATATTACTACTATCTTTCACAGTGGTGGTACTTATAAAGAAATTTATGATAAATGCCGTGATTTGCAACGTAAATCAGTATTATTATCAAATCCGGAAATTCACGGTTTTTCTGAAAGTGAATTTCGATCCGATCTTGATAATATTATTGAGAAGTTATCAAATATTGATAAACATTCATTTCGATTAGATAAGAATGACAAATTAGTTATTAAATCTACACTGAATGATATGCTTATGATGAGAGATGATCTTAATACTCAATCTGCTGCTCGAAAGGAGCGCAAAGCGCCATTTGCTTTGGAAATCTTTGGAGATTCGGGTATTGGAAAAACCACGATCACCAATATAATTTGCACGTATTTCGCTAAACTTGAAAAACTACCCATTGGGTCAGAATTTCGATATACTCGTAATCCTGCCGCCAAATTTTGGGATGGTTTCACTTCATCTTGCCACACTGTTGTGTTGGATGATGTGGCTAATGAAGACCCTGCGTTGGGTGACCCCAAATCTTTGAATGAGATTATTCAAATTATTAATAGTGCCGCTTTTTGTCCTGATCAAGCAGCATTAGATATGAAAGGTCGAACACCTATGCGTGCTAAGTTAGTTGTAGGAACAACTAATGTTAAGAATTTAAATGCTTATCATTATTTCACTTGTCCTTCAGCTGTACAACGCCGTTTTCCTTATATTGTGACTCCTACAGTTAAGGAAGAATATAAAGATGATCGTGGAATGTTGAATTCTTCTAAAGTTGGAGTTGTTGGGCCTTATCCTGATCTTTGGAACTTCAAAGTTGAGGTAGTGAAACCTGTCCCTATAAGTGAAGGAAAGAGATTAGCTGTCACCGAAGTTATTCTTGAAGATGTTTCTCTTGCACCTTTCCTTGAGTGGTTAGGTACCGCAATTAGAAGTTTTAACGAAGATCAGACTAAAGTTCAAAATTGTATTAATGAAATGCAAGCTGTTGAACTATGTATGATCTGTGAATTACCAGATGTACTTTGTAAATGCAAAGTGCAGTGTGGGGAAGAAACTGCATGCATTTTGTTGATCACTTTCGCATTTATGATTTATAATTACGCGCAAATAAATAAAGTTCTTAAGTACATGAGATTATATCGAAAATATCGACAACAATTAAATGTTTTAGAATATCATAGTCACCAACTGATCACTTCTGTATATGATTCCGAAAAATGGTCTAATATGGGAAATCGAATGATGATGAGCTTGAAACAGCCCATTATATTTACCACATTGGTTACTGTAATTGGTGGAGCTTGTGGTTTGTATAAAATATATACAACTATGCATCCTCAATCTGGAACCGATGTTGGAGTTCGTCCTGTTGATGAGCTTGAGAAGAAAGAGAATGTATGGTATAATAATGATATTGATTTATGCCCAGCTAATTTTTCTCGTGAAAGTTCCTCGTCTAAGAATATGGAATTTACAGACTTTTGTAAGAAGATTTCTGCTAATACTATACATATTTCTATTGATATTGAAAGTACAACTACCCGACGTGTTGGTAAAGCTTTATGTCTCGGAGGTCATGTTTATCTAACCAATAATCATAATATACCTGATATTACATGCACTTACATGAATATCGTGCAAACGACATCAAAAGGTGTTGGATCAAATATGAAAGTATTATTATCTGATGCTGATGTTCATCGTGTTCCTGAGAAAGATTTAGCTTTTATCATTCTTCGTGAATTACCACCTGGAAAGAAGATTACTCAATTCTTTAAACTAGGTGATGCTAATGGTATATTCAATGGTTGTTACATAACTCGATTAAGTAATGGTGATGTGAAATATCGTAACGTTAAGAAGATTAAGCGAACTCAAGAAAAGAAATTTAATTTTTCCAAGTTGAATATTGATGCTAAAAATTTTCTTTGGGGAGGTAAAGTCTCCGAATTTACCGATAATGGTGACTGTGGATCACCTTTGGTTATCCAGAGTTCCTACGGTTACAGTATCGTGGGATTACATTTCTTAGCACATGATGCTGATAAATCGAGTATTTATGCTTCTGATGTTGATGGTTCTTTTTTAACTGAAGTTTATGATCGTTTATCACAATATTCGGTAGCGAGTGGAGACTTTCGGATGATTAATTCTACTTCAACTGATCGAAAGGTTGGTGATTTACATAAGAAATCTGTTTTCCGATACTTAGACGAAGGTAATGTTCATCTCTATGGATCTTTTACCGATTTCCGAGGAAAAAGTTCCTCTCGTGTTGAGGAATCGCCAATGGCTCCATTACTTCGTTCAGAAGGTTATGAAATTAAATTCACCAAACCTGAAATGAAATCATGGGTACCCTGGCACATTGGTGCAGCAGATCTTGTAAAACCTATACATGAATTTGACACTGCTATAATCAATGAGTGTGTAACAAGTTATGTTGAAAACGTTACCAATAAAGTTGATATCAACGAATTAAAGGAAATGTTGTTGATATTAGATGATTTCACGGCAATTAATGGTGCTTGTGTTACCTACATCGATAAGATGAACCGCAATACTAGCGCTGGTAATCCATGGAAGAAATCTAAAAAGTATTTTCTTAAAACCATTGCTCCAATTCACGGAATGATGGATCCAGTTGAACTTGATGATGAAATAATGGACCGTGTTTGCGATATTATTGAAATTTACAAATCTGGTAAATGTGTACATCCAAATTTTTGTGCTCATTTAAAAGATGAACCTGTATCTTTCAAGAAAGCAAAAATTGGAAAAACCCGTGTGTTTACTGGTGCACCAGTTGATTGGTCTATTGTGGTACGTAAATATTTACTATCTTTTACAAGAGTATTGCAGACTAACAGGATGGCATTTGAAGCTGCTCCTGGGACTGTTGCCCAATCTCTGGAGTGGCAAGAAATGTATGATTACATTATTGTACATGGTAAAGATCGTATTGTTGCTGGTGATTACAAAGCTTTTGATAAGAAAATGAGCCCTAAAGAAATTTTGGCTGCATTTGATATTATCATTCATTTTTGTGAACTTTCAGGAAACTATACTGTTGAAGATGTACTTGTAATACGTGGTATTGCTGAAGATACAGCTTTTGCCGTAGTTGATTATAATGGAGATTTAATCCAATTGTTTGGTTCCAATCCCTCCGGAAATCCTCTTACAGTTATATTGAACAGTATTGTTAATTCATTGCGCATGCGATATGTTTATAGATTGTTGAATCCAAACAATACTGTCATGGATTTTGCTGATAATGTAAGCTTAATGACGTATGGGGATGATAATATTATGTCTGTATCATTGCTTTGTGATTGGTTTAATCACACAGCAATTGCAACTACATTCAAAACTTTGAATGTTGGATACACAATGGCAGATAAAGAAGCCATTAGTATACCTTTTATCCATATTGATGATGCGTCCTTCTTGAAGAGGACGTGGCGCAAAGATGCGGTAACAAACTGTATGATGGCACCCTTAGATCATGATTCGATTGAAAAGATGTTAACAGTCTGGAACCGTTCCAAATCTGTTACTATCGAATATCAAGGCATTGCTGTTATTTCCACGGCATTGCGCGAATACTTTTTCTATGGCGAAGACGTATTCGAAGAAAAACGCCGAATGCTCAAAAATCTTGTTATTAAATTACAGTGGGAAGATTGGGTTGAGGAATCAACGTTCCCTAGTTATTCCGATCTCCTTCATCAATTCCAGATGAATTCTCGTCATTGTGCAAGCTATGCCAATTATTTTGACGAAAATTTATCATCCTCTCATACTGCACAGTGTGGAACATCATTGTACAACCCTGTGCTACAGTATGAGGATCTGCTTACCCGTAGTAGATTTTTACATAATAATGGCACTCCTGGGGGCGATCCTGGCGAAACAGCACGTATAATTTGGTTACAAATTATGATAGGAACTTATGTTTTTACACTTGTGTATATCGTTGGATTTAGACTAGCAGGTATAATGTGTAACCTTAACATGGGTTTTACACATTTCCGCATTATGATTAAACAAATATTTTATTTAATCTGTCTATTTCGCTCTGCCGTTTTCATTGAAACATACATCTACTTTATTGTATTTTTCTATTTTATGTTACAGGGGAAGAGAAATTTTTATTTATTCTTAAACTCTATAAACAATATGCACATACCGTCCTTGTGCATATGACAATTAAAGAATATCAAACTCACAAGTGTAGCACTTGTGTCCACGCGGATGTTTCAATATAATCCGTCCACACATTATTTCGTAGTGTGGATATTGAAACTGAGACTTATGATGGTAAGTCTGCTTACGAGCGGTAAAGGCGTGGGTCCATTTGTCCATGTTATTATGTGTTTATATAACGAAAATAAAAAACAGACTGAGGAACTTAATTCTTCAAAAATCAAAGAAATTCTACTATCGTTTGGTCAAACTTTACGATTCATTGAAACAGAGTATGAGTTGGGCATTACAAGCTCTTTTGAGTGTCATGTTGAACTTGCAACGCTTTTTAACGAAACATCGCGCAAAATTACAGATGTTAGCGGCACTTTTAGGGATCTTGAATCAGGTGAGAACTTATTCGATGTAAGTACTTTCCTAGTCCAATCTGATACCATCGATCGAGTGGAAACCACCGAAGCTACCGAGATACAAGTTAATGTTGGTTTCGATAATATTGAGGAAGAAGCTAAAGTAGGTACAGAAGTTGTCCAACAACTTTATAAACCTACTGGCAGTGCCAATGCTGACATAGCACGCTTCTTGTCCCGACCTGTTGAAATAGCCGAGATTACATGGACCATTGGTGGTACGATTAATTCGGCCATTAAACCATGGCACTTATTTTTCAATCATGCTTCTATTAAGAAGAAGATTGATAATTATGCTTTTGTGCGTTGTGATTTGCACCTTAAGTTTATGATTAACGCTTCTCCGTTTTATTATAGCGGATTACTTATAAGTTATAATCCACTTGGAGGTAAATTTGGTTCTGCAGATTTACCGGCTGCTAGTGCTAGTCAGCTAGTTGGATATTCTCAACGTTCTCACCTTATTGCATATCCTCAGAATAATGAGGCAGGAGAGATGACATTACCTTTTATTTATCCCTATGAATGGTTAGATTTGACTTCTTCAACGATTCTTCAACAAATGGGCGTTTTGGATTTTGATTCATTTGAAGTGCTACGTAATGTTGGATCATCCACAGGTCCCATTACTATGCAAGTATATGCTTGGGCTGATAATGTTCAGTTAGCTGGTTTGACAGTAGATCTTGCCGTCCAATCTGGACAATATCATAAGGGTCCTTTATCCAAACCTGCTAGTGCGGTTGCTCGAGCCACGGGTATGCTACAATCTCTCCCCGTTGTAGGAAGCTTCATGACAGCTACATCTATTGCTGCTCAAGGGGTTGCTGATATCGCGGGACTTTTTGGTTATACCAAAGTGCCCGTATTGAATGACGTGCAAGCTTTTAAGAACTTGCCCTTTCATGGTTTGGCAACTGCGGAAATTAGTGACTGCACGGAACGATTGTGTATTGATTCCAAGAACGAGATGACCATTGATACGAAAGTGATAGGTGATAAAGATAACGATTCCTTAGACTTATCTAAATTTGTTCAAAGGAAGAGTTATTTAACTTCTTTCACATGGGAAGCTTCCAATGCTTCAAAATTCTTATTATGGAATTCTTATGTGACACCTTTTATGAGTGTTGTTGCTGCAGGTACTGGTCAATCTATTGTTAATGGAACGCCCATGTGGCTTGTAGCCAATATGTTTGATTATTGGCGAGGTGATATCATTTTTGATCTTAATGTATTGTGCTCGCAATATCATAGAGGAAGATTGCGTGTATCATGGGACCCTGTAGGTGATGTTGCCAACACACCTGACTCCTCCACTGAAGTTTATACTACTATCATAGATATATCAGAAAAAACTGAGGCAACTATTAGAGTGCCTTATATGCAACGCACAGCATATCAGAAGATACCTAGTGATATGGATACCACTATTTATGACACATTAGCCTTAGCTAAGGATTCTTCTGATACTGTTAATGGCATCCTGACAGTTCGAGTACTCAATGAACTATCCGCACCTCAAACGAGTGCAGATGTAACTGTTTTGGTATCTGTGCGAGGTGCTGAGAATCTAGAATTTGCTGCACCAAAGGAAATTCCAAATGACCTTTATTATTTCACTGTTCAGAGTGGAGAAGAGGAACAAGATTTTGCTGGATCATCCAGCACCGATCCAAATTTAAATTTGGTGTACATGGGTGAGAAAGTGGTGAATTTACGTTCATTAATGATGAGATGTAACTACTTTAAAACCGACGTTAATGATGCAAGTCTTTCTGGCGAACTTTATGAGACGTGTGTGATTAATCGTAGACCCATTTTTAAAGGTTTCGATCCTAATGGTACATTATTTGCTAACCAGATTGTTGGAGCTTCTACATCTCTATACAATTTTGTGAAAAATACGCCGTATCACATGATTTCACAATGTTTTTTAGGTGAGCGAGGATCATTTACTTGGAAATTTGATCTGAATAACACCCACAATACTTCTATTACGATTAGCAGACCAAAATTACCGCTGAATAAATCGAATTATAATTTTAATTCGTCAGCTTTGTATGCACTTAGTAATACTAAAGTATCTGCGAAATTTGCTGATGATGAATATACTAATTCGGGTATTGCTTTGATCAATCAGGAGACTAATACGGGTCTGAGTGTGAATTCACCTCAGTATAGTATTGTCAGTTTTCTTGATACACGACCCAGTCAGAGGGTTGAAGGTCTAAGTACTATTTCTGGGGATGATGCGCTGAGTGTTGTCTATGTTTCTAGACGTACATTTGATGTACCGATCATCACAGATCCATTGACGACACCAGTACCTGGGGTTGATTACTTTAATCATTATTTCCAAGTGGGGCCTGATTATGCTCCAGTATATTTTATGAATGTACCCACAATGTACATTTATGATTCAGTACCTACTGGTGTGTAGGAACCCGCCGTCGAAAGACGTTAAATTCAAAAAGACATGGTCGATGTGTCTTCTCTTTAACAGAGTTTTGTCCCTTACTGGGATTAAGGATGTTTAACACTTAGTGTTTGCTTTCCGGTTGTTTTGTACAGCTTGCCTTGATCCCCTGTGGGGGTCACGCAAGTCAATTTTTTTTGCAACTTGGAAGTCGGCGG